TTAGTCAATCCAATTGTTAAAGTATCTGGAACAGTTACAACAGCAGTTGTTTGGTTTGAAACACCTTTAAATATAGCAGTTTGACCTGCACCAACTTGCTGTATAGTTGAAGAAGAATCTTCCATCTTCCAACCTTCAGCGGCACCTACTTGAGCAGACAATTCATTTACAGCACCTATAACACTAGTTGCCGCCAATGAAGAGTCTAACGTTCCTATATCGCCAAAGTCATCTGCCGCTAACGCATTAAATTGCGTTCTAAACGTTTCTAGTGTATCTGTTATTGCTATATTTCTTACAGCCATTTTATTTTATAACCTTCTTAATTAAATCTTTTATTTCTCTTAATTCTTTCTTTAAATTATTTATCTCGGAACACATACCTCTTAATTGGTCTGCATTCTCTTCTCTTTGTTTTATTCTTTTCATATAGATAGCATATTCATTACTTGTTCTAACTATCGCATTAGTATTAATATCTCTAACTAAATTTGAGTGTCCTTCAACTTTCAATACTCCGTTTGCCATTTTATTATATTGCTAATGCAATTCCTCTCATATCTTTACAGATTGGTGGATAAGATGATATAGACCCTTTCATTACAATTTTAATTTGAAATGAAGTGAAATCATTTAATCCGCTTGCTGTATATTTGTATTCTCTAAATGTACTATCGTCTTCTGCAGGAGGAATTGAAATATCTTCGCTACCATCTGAATTAAATGGCAACCAATTTATATCTTCAATTTTTCTAGTTTCAGAACCACCAGATGTTCTGTAATAAAGTCTAATTAATGAACTTGAACGAACATTTGCTGATAGTCTTATATCAAGAGAAGTAGAATTATTTTCTATAACAATAGGTCTAGTTAAGTACACACCTGCTGTTGAACTTCCAGTTGGAGCAGTATCAGCAACAAAGTCTGGTGTATTACCAGATGTTGGATTATTTAATCTATTTTGTATTGTGTATGCACTAATTCTTTGTAAATCTATAAGTGGTGATAGTTTAGTACTTGTACTTGTCATTTCTACATTTACATACAAAGATTTTAAACCGTTCATTTCATTTGTTTCATTTATTTGACTTGCAACCATTTTAGGTGAAGTACAATAGATATTATCATTTGCAATTATAGACCCAGCGTTTGCAACTGCAACTGTACTAAATTCTGCTTCTGAACCGTGTATTGATTGTCCAGTAGTAGGTCTTAATTTATAAGATATACTCGTACCTGGTAAACTCATTGTTGATAAGTTTAAATTCATAACATCATACAATCTATTTTGTGTTGCATAAACAGCATTACTTCCAATATCTCCGTTTGTAGTTGCGGTTGTTGAACCTGGTATTTGTATATCATAACTATCTAAAGTTATGTTTGATATACTTGTATATGTTCCATTAATTGAACTATGCGCTAATCCGTTGTATGTTCCTGAAGGAACTCCAGATATAGTTACATTGTTTGATGTACTATGCATTCCGTGATTTGGATGATAAACTCTAACTACATCTGAACCTTGCGTTGTTCTAATAGGATTGTTTTTAAGTTTTCTTGCTGGTAATTCGTCATTGCAAAGTGTAACTCTACCAACAGCGTCTGCAAATTCTGCTCTCTTTAATGTAAATTTAATATCTTCGTTTTGTTCAGCAGTCCAAGTTGAACCATTTTGAGATTTAAACATAACACCAGCATATGGTTGTTGTGATATTGTTCTATCAGAACCTAATACTGTTTCACCTAATCTTCCAACATAAGCATTATACTCATTTGAGTTTGCAAGTACAACAAAACAATACTCAACATTTTCTTGTACATATACAGGACCTGAAAAAGTAAATGTAGTTGCTACTGTTCCATCAGCACTTGTATTAACTGAACCTGGATTTATTGTTGTTTCACTAAATGGTAATATTGTTGATCCTGGATATCCATTTACAACTTCTCTTATTTGAACTGTAATTGGAATATTACTATCTTTAGTACCGAAAAATAAATCAACAGAAGTTAAGAATACACCACCAACATCATCAATCATAAATGTTTGTGCTAATGGGTCAACCCAACCAACCGTTCTTTCACTTCGTCTTGTAGATGTTCTTGTAATACTTCTGTTTTCAGTTGTAGCCTGTCTTTCAAGTCTAGGTTCTCTTGTTGATATAATTGTATTCTGTACAGTTTCTAAAATTCCTCTTGCGACATAATCTGCTTCTCCTGAAGTTTCTACATCTGTACTTGTATCATTTGTAACTGAACTTGTTAATCTGAATACTCTTTGACCAGTACGCCATCTTGGATTTGAATTATTAGTTGGATCAGGAATTGCAAAAGTACCTGAACACGCACCATTGGCGTCGGTTACAATATTGCCTCCTAATGAACCGCCAGTTGGTGTACAATAAGTTGCTATTGCAATATTATCAAAGTAAGGATAAACTCTTGTATTTGGTTTCATCCTTGTTCCACTAAATGATATTGTTCTACTTCTAACAAATGGTACGAAAGCAACATTAACAATTCTATCGCCTATTGAATTTCTTACTACTTGAGGAACTAATCTTTGTCTTAATCCTGTTCTTGTTTGTTGAACATTTTGAGCAGTTTCTATTTCATCAACAGCAAATACTCTTCTTCCTGCTCTTCCGCCACCAACTTGTCTACTTGCGACATCTCTAGTTGAACCAGACCAAAAATCTTGCCAATCATTCCATATTGTTCCTATTTCAACACCTTGTAAACCATTGTTTGGAATTCCAGAAACTAACGTATCAAAACCACCAACATTGTTTATAACTAATTCTGGTCTTCGTTCTGTTTCTTTCCACTCATCACTTGGTGGAGTTAATTCTATTGCACCTGACCAAGTAAAGACATCAAATGGATTAACATTGACACTCTTACTTGCGAAAGGTTGTGTTATTAAAGCAGTTTCAGTATAAGGTAATGTTAAACAATCTCCAGTTTTTTGATATGTTCCATCCGTTCTATCTGTTGCTAAAATAGCAGTACCATCATCATCTGCTTCTATTAATTGTACTGCGTCCTCATTGAACATAGGTCTTAATTGACCTCTTGCCATATCAATAGATGATTTGTAATCTATATTTCCTACATCACCTATATTGTGACCACTAAAGTTGTCTACTATAATTCCGTTTTTAAATCTATCAAAACCATTTGCGTCTTGTATTTGTAAATTTTGTGCTTGTGTTTCTAACAATGATAATTGAGTATAATATTCCATATTCTCAATTCTAGTTTCTAAATAACCAATATCTCTCATTGTATATCTTCTATTATCAACTGCTTTAACAGTAATATCATCTAAAGATAAAACGTAAGATGGCATTTCTAAAGTATATAATAGCATTGCGCCATCTAAAGATTTTGGAACTTGAGGAACCAATGCACTTGCACCTTTAGAAACTTTAAAATTTCCTTCTTTATCTAAAAAGATTTTATCTATTCTTGGTAAGTAGTATTCAAAATCAGAAGTAATATCTGATCCAAATTTAACCATATCAACTGTAGAAGCACCTGTGCCGTCATAAGAACGGTCTTGAATACCTGAATTTATTGTTGAAGAGTCATCTACTCTTGGTCTAAAATCTAAACAATCTCTTAATCTAAATATTTTTCCTGTTGTGTCAGAAGAATAATTTGAAATGTCTTCATAGTTAACAACACCTGCATAAGAGTCTACATCAAAATAATCTCCAGAACCGTGAGAGAAGTAATCAAAATTAACTAGTAATCTTCCTATTGGAGTTATTGCACCATTTTTTAATTTAAGTCTTCCAATGTCATAGAAGTTATCTCTTTGTCCTGTATCTAAAGTAAATCTATCTGTAATATCTGTATCACCAGCAATAGCATTTGTAGAAAAATCTGCTGACATATAAACATTATTAATTTTATAAACGTCTGCTTTACCTAGACCACATACTCCACTTTCTACTTCTGCTTGAGTTGATATCTGTACTGTTTGTGCTGAAGCTAAAGTTTTAGTTTTAGAACCTGCAACACTTCTATTAACTGTTGCTAATATTTTTACTTTATGTCCTGCATAATCAGTACCAAAAGTTAATGTTAAAGTTTTACCTGTTGGAGAACCACCTAATGTAAATATATCACCCGCTAAATGGTTAGTACCACTTAAACTTAATACAGCGCCAACTTCTCCTCCTGTACCTGCACCCATTGACATAATAGATACAGAAAAATCTTTTTCTGCTAATCCACTAAATGTTTCATTTGTTCCTGATGTTATAGTTGCGTCACCATTTGATCCTAATGTTGCTGTAAATGCTCTTCGTATAGAAAAGTTTGTATCAGTTATTCCTGAATTAACAGTTGTCTTTAATGTCTTAACTGTTTCATTTGGCATTTCAAATATTGAAATATTTTTACTTGGTTCTTTTACTGCACCTCGTCCTCTAGTAAAAGATGATTTGCTAACATCACCACCTGCACCTAAAGTTACTGCAAAACTTGTATCATTAATAATATAAGCAACTTCATTTGTTTCAGAAAGAGGTGTATTTGTTGTATATGTAATTTTATCTCCAATTTTTAATTCATCTGTAAATCTTGTACCAAATCCACTAACTATTGTTCCTGCACCTCCGACAGATATTGTACCTGTCATACTAACATTATCTCTCACTACATCAGCAGTATACGTTGGAGAACCTGCCATTGCAACTTGTTTAATATCAGAAGGACCAAAAACTGTTGACCCTTTACGTCCTAAAACATCTGCTTGTATAACTGCTGTATTACTTGAAGAACCACCTGTAATTGTTTCACCTGGAAGAAAAGTACCTTGTACATTTGAAACTACTACAACTCCGTGTGTTGATGTTCCACCTGTACCTGGATTTGTACAATTAACAGTAGTTATTCCATCTTCTTTGTATAAATTATAATCTGTAGCATTAATTACTCTAACTGTAAATGTTCCACCAGTTACTACTACTGAATCAATTGCCCAAGAACTTCCAACGCCAGCAATTGTAATTTGTTGTCCATCTTTAAAATTATGGGAACTTGCGTGTTGAACTACTGTAGGATTTGCTTGAGTTATATTATTAATTGCTTGTGTTTCTGTAGTTGATGATGATTGAACTGTACCAGTCGCACCAGATGATGATGTTACAGTTTCACCAGTAGTAAAACCTTGAGCAGTTAGTATGTTTAAATGATTAAACATTTCTACATCAAATAGATAATGTTTAAAAACAGAACTTGTTAAACCGCCAAATGAAAAAATATTGTTTGAAGCAGTACCAGATGAATATTCAAATCCTCTTGACTTTGCTCTTCCTATTAAATTAATACTTGATTCAGCACCATTATTAGGAGTACCTCTAACAGTAGTTGCTGATTTATGTAAAGTAATATTTTTAAATGATTCTGAATCTCCTGAAACGAAACCAACATCTGGCGAACCATAAACATTATTTACGTTTAAGTAATTACCTAAACTAAATCTTGTTTTGAAATTATTTTCTGTATCAAAATCTCTTGTCTTATCAATATCAACAAAAGTTGTACCTATTGTTTCTAATTCATAACCACGAACATATGCTTTACCTGGTCCCATACCAGCAGCAATTTTAGTTGCGTCCCCACCTTGACCTGATGTATAGATACCTCTATTATCTCCTGATACTAAATGTTCTCTTAAATCTAAATCAAAATCTCTTAATGCATAATCACCTGACTCGTCATATGTTCTACGAGCAAAAGTATCTTCTATTACAGCGTATTCTGTTGTTCTAACTTGATTTTGAATAATACCATTTTTTAATCTTAACAACTCTACAAAGTTTGCGTCTGCTGTTGAAGCTAAAGATAGTTTTGTTAATGTTAAAAGTATTTTAAATCTATGAGCACCTGGAGCATTTTGATTTGATGTTCCTTGAGCATTATCATTTAAACTTACATCTTCATTTGGAGTTACAAAAGATTCTGTAACTAATAAACCAACTCTATATGAAGGTGTGTTTGTATATTTGTCTAGTACTACTGTTTGTTTTGAAACTTCAACGTGATATCCATTAATGTAATAAACTCCTGCTTGAACTTCGGCAGCACTACCTGAATGTGTTGAAGCAACAGTCGCTGTAGCAGCCAAAGCATTAATTGTACAATCTAAAATTTCTGTATCAGTAAAAGAAACTGCTACATTGTCTGTTCCAGTTTTTGTATATTTTACAAATAATGTATCTGGATCAGTTCCATCAGCTACAGATACACCTATAACTTTTGCAACAACGCCTGAAGTTGCACCTGTTAATTCTACTCCGTTATAATCTGCTAAAGTTGAGTTTGATTTTGCTGAAAGTTTTACTGAAGTGTAATTTAAGTCGTACCCGATTTCTCCAGGTATAACCATAGCACCTTTTTCAAATAGATGGTCACTAACCCTTTCTACTTGGTTTTGTAATTGCGTCTGTGATTGTGTTAACTCTCTCGCCTGTACAGCAAATGCTGGTCTGAAAAGAACTCTATGAAATTTTTTACTTTCATTAAAGTCATCATAATAGGGCGATAAGTTAAAATCTGTTGGACTTGGCATTTAACTCCCCTAAAATTCTATAATCAATTTGATATTTTCGGTTTGGTCAGCAGCTCTAGTGATTGGCGCTCTATTTTCTACATAAACTATTTCACCTGAACCGTGGTCAATTTCCGAACTAGAATATCCGTTTGAAAATGTTTGACTATTAACTGTACCTGTTGTCGTAGCAGGTGTTAAAGTTGCGTTTGTATCTGCACCAGTAATAATATTTGTGCCACTAAATGCTGTCTGATTACCGTTAGTATCTATTCCCTCATCATTGTGTCTTGGTTGAATATAATATAATATTTTATTTGTTGGATCCCACTCTACTACTTTACCAACTGCACCTGTGCTTGCTTGTGAAATTTTTTCATCAACTGAAAATGTTAAATTACTAGACGCACCAACAACTGCTGTAGTTGCTCTCAATGTAGCGGCAGAAGCAGCAGTACCACCTGATTTCGGGTCTCTTATTAAACTTACTTTTCTAAAATCATTTGCAACAGTTACGTCACCTGAATTAGCTGATTCTGTTCCTTCTAAACTTGTATTCAACATAACAAAAAATCCACCTAACTCTTGTACTGCATTAAATCCGTGTCCACCTTTTGGTTCAATCATACAATCTAATTCTGTAGTAATTAATGAACCACCACCAGCAGCATTTATATCTGCAAGTTTAATATATGCGTAAGTATATCCTGTTCCTGGAGTAGTTACGGTTACCGCTGTAACTGCACCTGAAGCAATGGTTACTGAACAAACTCCACTTGATCCATCTCCTCGTATTGGAACACCTGTATGTGTTCCATCTGTACCAGCAGAACCCGCTGTTTTAATTTTTACTATATTGATTGCACCATCTACAGCAGCAGCATTAACTGTTCCATTTGTACCAACTGCCATAAAATCTACTGATAAAAATTCTGCTTGTTGAGCAGCAGTTAAAGTGTAAATATATTTCCACTTGTATCCATCAGCAGTTGCTAATATTGTTGTTGATGTTCCTGTAGGTTCTACAGTTGAATTCGCACCATTATTATTATCTAAACATTTATATACGTTTCTTGCTGTAGTTAGAACATAAAAAGTTGCGTCATATAAAGTACCTGCACCACTATTTGAAGTTTGTACTGTTGTTGTTCCAGTAATGTATTCTCCATAATCGTGTCTGTAATAATCATATACAGTAGCAGTCGTCCAATTTCTTCTAGGAATTACAAATCCAGCATTTGTACTTGCTACTTTTTTACAAGCAAGCATATCATCATATGTAAAATTTTGTGTATTTTCGTTGTCTGCAGGAGTCACAGGTAATAAATCTGTACCTTCATTATTTGTTCTTCCATCTCCTCTTGTAGAAGTCGTAAATGCTTGAGGTCTTCCTATACCTAAATAGAAAGTATTTCCTGACGCTTCAGAAAACGCTTCGTGGAATTGTTCCGAGTTGTGTATTCTGAATTTATTTGTTATAATTGCTGGCATTCTTATTTCCTTTATCTATATTTATACAAGTTTTCTAATTAGTAATTAATTCCTATTCCGTGGAGTTGTGTTTCTTTAGTAGTATCTGCCTGGTTCGCCCAAACAGCTTTGTAAATAACTCCTGTGCCACTTGTACAAGTTGTTTCTCCCAAACGGACTTGTTTAACACCAGTACTATAGACTGGAGTAATAGTATCATAACTTGACGCTTCAGTCCAATTTGAACCATTATCACAACTGAAATATATTTTTAAATCCGTTCCGATAACTCCTGTTCCAATACCATCTTTATAAAGCATTGTTCCAGCTACTTTTGTTTTAGCTACATCTACTGTATTAGCTGATTGAATTAATGTTCCTGTTGCTGTTGATGTTGTACGTTCTTGTGGAGTAAAAGTTGTTCCATTAGGATATCTACAATTATTTGATATTCTCATTTCATCTAAATAACCGTTAAGAACACCATAAGAGTCAGTATAAGCTCTTTTACTTATCCATACTTGACCACCTAAAGCACCAGTCATTAAATGACCACCAGAAGAAGTTGGTACAGAAGCAGAACCATCTTGTACACCATCTTTATAAAATCTTATTGTACCTCCATCTCTAACTACTGCCATATGATACCATTGACCTGTTGACATAGCAGTACCAGATTCAAAAGAAAAATCATCTGCTGTTGTTGTACTATTTCTATGATAAACATTAAATTTTTGTTTCATTCCTGCATTAGGACTAATACCCCAATGCCAAGCACCACCTACATCTGTACTATCTGTTTTTGCTTGGTTGAATATATCATATCCGTGTGTGCCTGTATTGACGTTCATATATATCCAAGTTTCCATAGTCCAATCACCTGTCCCCCAAATCCAATCATCACTATCAGGCATTGATAAAGAGTCATCTGAACCATCAAAGAAAGCAGAAGCACTTCCAAATTTTTTAGTTCCTGTATTTGTAGTAGGTTGATTACGTCTAGTTATTGTTCTATTGTGTGAAGAACTATCTGTAAATACTGTCCCACCATTAGAACCATTATAATGTAATAATGCTAAAGTATTAGCGTCGCTTACCCATTCGTCAACAGTTGTTATAGCAGTTGTTATATGACCACTAACTCTATCTACATCTGTTTGTGTTCCTAGATTTGTGTCATCTGAAAACGTATCTATAAAAGTATTAGGCAAATTGAAAGCAGCAGACGATTCGTTTGTTGCTTCTCTCAAAGCCAAAGCTGTTACATCATCTTTAACTGGTTGCACACTTGCACCTAAAGTTAAAGGTGTGCCATCTGTATTTACATTGTTAGCTCTATTTCTTGTTCTAATTCCCATTTTATGATCCTAAATATCTTATTACTATTTCTGCACTAGCGGCAGGTGCTGTTATGAAAGTTAATGTTGTTCCAGCATATGTATAATCGTCTGTTGGTACTAAACAAATACCATTTACAAATACTAAAATATTATCTACAGTTCTACTAGCAAGAATTGTAAATCCTGTTGTTGAACCATCACCTACGTGTGATTTATCTGTTGTGAAAGGTGTAGCACTAGCAGCAGCAGCTGGTTCAAATTTTGTAGTTGAAGAATTCCATTGTAATACTTGTCCATTAGTAATTCCTGTCATACTTATATTTGAAATATCATCAGCACTAGAATTTTCTGTTAACATTTCAACCCAACCTGAAGTAGTTGCTATATAAGGTTTAAGTGTTGTTTCATCTAAAGCAGGTGTACCTGAATAAGTAGTTGAATTAGGAAAGGCTGCTAAGTTTGCGTGATTAAATCTTATTGCTGAATTTTGTCCACTAACTGTTATATAAGCAGAACCTATTAGTGATAAACCATTTATTGTTGAAGCAGTTGATCCTAATGAAATTGCTGTAGAACCAATAGTAATTGAATCATTTGCTAAATTAGCATTTGTAATTCCAGCAGTACCACTTAATTCTGAATTTGTAAGTCCTCCAGCTGTTAGTGTAACAGTATCACCACTTACAACTGTTGTTATACCAGTACCACCAGATATTTTAAAAACATCTCCTTGTTCTATGGAAGAAGTTGTTGATGTATCATCTGCAATATTGAATAAAGAACCTGTAATTATAGGAGTTAAAATAGTTTTATTTGTTAGGGTTTGAAAACCTGATAATGATACTACATCACCTGTTGGTGTGTTAATAACTGGACTTGTTAATGTTTTATTTGTTAAAGTTTGTGTTGCAATTTCTGAAACTAAAGTTGAGCTACCCTCTTTTGGTAATAACATTGTGTTAGTTACACCCTCACTATGAGGTTGTGCTGCTATAGTCTGTCCGTGTGTATTGGCGTAGCAATTAAGTATAATTTTTGCGTCAGCGGAAGAACCATCACCTCTAACTTCTAAAATTGCACTAGCTGGTTCTAATTGCATATTACCAGTATCGTTTGTCAATTTACTGCCAAGAGTAGCAGTAGTTAAAGTTTTACTTGAAAGAGTTTCTGTACCACCAAGTGTCGCAAAATCATCATCTGATAAAGCAGTATTAAATAGTGCTGTAGTACCTGTAATAGTATTAGTTGCTAAATCAAGTGATTTATTTGTTAGTGTATCTGTTGATGATTCTGTAAGAACTGTAGAGTCAATATCAAAAGTTAAAGTATTACCAACTAAAGTAGTATCAATACCAGTACCACCTGCTAAATTAAGTAATCTATTCTGGTCTATAGAACTACCGTCACCTAAAGCAGTATAAATTTCATTAAAGTTATCATTTATAATACCACCACCAACACGTAGGTTACTACCTGTTCCGTCATTAGCTGCTGATCCTATATCTATTGATTTTTTTGCCATTTCTTCCTTAAATTACTTTACTATTTATAATCATTTACGGTGTTGTATCATCAAAAGTTGGTCCTGTTTGAGAGAAGTTAGTTACTGTATTACTGAACTCATTACTACTATAAGTTAAGAATGAAGGAAACGCAAGAGCCATTTTAACTTTCTGTCCTTCAGGATGTGAAGACATTAAGAATACTCCACCTTGACCATCTAAACTAGTTCTTGTTCCAAATACTTTTAAATTATTTAATTGTTCAAACGTATGTCCTGTACCACCAATTGAAGTATTAAATATAGTATTTGCATACTTATTAAGTGTTCCCCATTTTGGTCCAGCATATGCGTAACCAGCTTTAACAAATTGACCACCTATTGTTGCCCTTTTTCTACTCAAATAATCTATTGTTAATCCAGGTCTTGTTAAAGTTACATCCCTTTGATTTGCTTCAAAATGTTCATTTGTATTATGGTCTAAATCAATTGCTCCTGGTTCAAGAGGTTTTGCTCTTAAAGATGTTCCATCATCTATCGTTCCTAATCTTCTACCAAATATCACCGAGAATAAAGTATTAAGAATTGCAATTAATGGTATTTCAACTTCCGTTCTACCAGAAACAGCACCAACTAATGGTAATGATCCTTTAGCACTTAATCTATTTGTAATATCTACTTGACCTGTAAAATAGAATCCTGCTGTATGCATTGTCTTTTTAAATGCGTCCCGCCATACTGCAATAGAACTAGCAACTTTTAATACATAAGAAAAATCTTGATAGTATCTACTATCTTGTACTTTCATTGTTACTTCAGAAAGTTTACCATCTTCATTAATAAATTGTCCATCTGTATCTGAAACTGAAACTACATTGACATTTGCTGTTGCAACATCAATTTTAGCAATAGTTCCTGACCCACCTGAATCTGCTGATAATAATTGACCTTCTGTAAATGCACCTGTAATATTTTTAATTCTTAATACATTTGTAGAAGTGTTATATGAAACAATTGTTCCTTGTCCACCTGAAACTGTACAAGATTGCCCTACTGTAAATGCACCACTAACACCTGTTAATACACAACTGTTATAAAATTCTAATACTGGAGGACTAGGAGCGTCTTGATATTTTTTTCCTAACTCAATTGTTTTTAATGCAATAATTCTTCCAATTTCATCACCCCACGCATTTACACTTCCAGTTGAACCGCCTGATGATGTTATAGTTACGCCAGGTAAAGAAGTATATCCTGTACCACTATAAGTTAAAAATACTTTTTCAATTGTTCCTGTGCCTGTTCCTAATTCTTGCATAATACTATTACCAAAATATGGGTCTGCTGCCATAGTACCATCTTCTAAAACTATTTGGTCAGAATCTTCACCTGCAATACCACCATTAATAACTCTTACAAATCCAGCAGCATCCCTTCCGTTTGTTCCAGTATTATCAAATACTAATTTATCACCGACTTCATAATTTATTCCTTTATTATTAATTACAATATCTGTAATTCCACCAGAACCAACTTCATCAATATTAAATATAGCACCTATACCACCTGCAATAACTTTAATTGTATCAGTAGTTTCATTTAATGCACCATCATTTGTAAGTGATTTTGTTCCTGGAATACCAGTTATAGTTGCTTTAATATACCAATCATCTGTATCAGAAGCAGAACCTTGTATTTGTTCTCCAATTTGAAATGTGCCTTGAATAGAATCACTATTTAAAATAAATTCTGTAACTGTATCTGCACCTATTTGAAAATTGGTAACATTTTCAACAACTGCATAGGCACCACTATCTGCACCTGTAATTGTTCTTCCAACTAATTGTGCTGTATTACCAATATCAGCAATAGCTCTTAAAACTTTTAATGTATCATACTTACCATCTGATATTCTTAATATTTGTTCTCTTGGATAAAAGGTTTGTGATTCTTCATTGAATAATATTCTAAAAAATATTTCGTGTCCTCTATTCGTTCCTTTTGAACGATAAAGTGATTTAACATTTTTTATAAGACTTCTTTTGTCAACTTGATTTGCTAATGTATCTGGTAATGTTGCAAGAAACTCATCCCTAAAATTTGATAAGAAATTACTAATTACATTATCTGGATCTCTAAAGTTAACTAGGTCAGCAATATTATTTACTGGATTTGGTTTATAATTATCTATTGTTGCATATGCATTTGAACTACCACCTACAACTATTTCACCTTTTATAAATTTATCTTGAGCAGATATGAATAAACGTCCAGTATCTAAATCTTCTGTTAATACAACAGCAGTTGCACCAGAAGTTTGTCCTGTTATATTTTCTCCACGAGTAAATTTTCCATATTCAGTACCAGAATAAGTTTCAAAAATAACTTTATCACCTGCGTCAAGTAATGTTCTTGTACTACCTAAAGAACTTGCATTTAAAACTAAATTATTTGCTTGGTCTGTTTCTGTTTCTAATAAGATACCTTCTGTAGATTTAACAGAAGTTACTGATAACTCAGCGGACTCTAGTAATTGGTAATAGACTTTAAGAAATTCAGCAAACTTTGGATGTTCACTAACTACGAATTCAGGTAGTTGACCAGAAAGTATTGTAGAAATCTTATCATTAAATTTTGCCATTTGTCATTAATAACTGGAAGTAGTTGTGTATCCCACACCTGCCTCAGCACTTCCTCCTACAAAACTATCGGCAGTAACCGTTATAGTTGAATTTGCAATATCCATTTCAACAATTTGGTCTCTAACTGGAACAACATCATTAGAACTTGGTGTTACTGTTAATTCAACTACTGTTGAAGTTGTGCCTCTAATATTTGATATACTAGCAATGTTTAATGAATTAAGTGTTATTGCACCTGTGCTATAATCAATTGTTCCTTGTGTTGAATTTAAATAAGATTTTACTCCACTTGCTACATAATATAAACGAACATTACCTGCGCCGTCATCATCAAAAAAGCATTCGTTATCATTACCATCAATTTTAAATCCAGATGAACTTAATATTCCACCTGTACTTGCCATATGTCCAGAGTGTGGATTATATAATGCATTTCTAAAATAGATATTATATTTTGAAGATGTTAAAAGTATCGGTTGGAAAACTTTTCTTATTTTAACAGTTGTTATGTTTGATAAAATACTATCGTCTGTACCATCAATCAAACCTGTTACCTTTGAATATCTGAATACTGAATCAAACTTTTGTAAGTTTTCTAAATTATAATTTATTAATGTATCAATAACATCTGCCTTTATAGTATCAGAAGTTTTTGCTGTTGCCTTTGCGTCATACTTAACATTTGAAGTAATTAATACAGAAGTTGTTTCTGGATCTTTTATAATTGGTCTTACTGAAGCAACGTTATAAGGTTTTAATTGAG